GAATAAAAATATCTGGTTTTTTACTCAATTGAGTTGCTATATTTTGTAATATTTTTTGACCAAATTCAGTTGTTGGGTCTATTTGGTCTTGTGGTGTATTTCCCCACCGAGTAGGTAATATTTTAATATCATATTTATTTAAATCAAAAAGTGATTTAAGAATATCTCTACTATGGTCACCATACCCACTACGAGTTGCAACTGGGGCCTGAAATAATAATAATGGTTTATTCATTTTCTAATTCTTTTAATCGGTTTTCTTCCTCATTTCTTAAACATCTTTCTATTGAAAGTTGTGTCAATCTTGTTACTTCTTCTAATTTTTCTGGTTGATGTGGTGAATTATAACATTCAAATCTAATAGATTCCACTTCATTATCTTGTAAAACCATTACATGATAATCTTCGTTTAAAGACTTATTATCATAAATAGCCTTACGGGATACTTGAACTTGGTTTTCTTTCCAATAACCAGGAAATCTTACGATGAAAATTGGTTTACTCATTTTATTTTATAAATGTTGAATTTTTTCTTTGGTTCCCAATTTTGGAAAGTTGTTTCAATACCATCCATTAAACATTGACACATATTTGAATTTGTCAATCCCAATTCACCCATAAATGCTTCTCTACCTTTCAAACCAGCTTCTTTTCTTTCTTTTGGTGTTTTATCATACCAATAACGAATTGCCTCTGCAGTTTCATAAATATCTACCTTATCATCAATGATATAAGGAGTTGGAACCGAACCAACCATCGATTGAGTTCTTGGCCAAACTGGTTTTACCCACTCACCATGTGTTACTTTATCTTCCCATAATCGATAATCGTGTAAAGAACCAATCTTAATATAATCATCTGCGGTTAAGTATTTACCATCAATCTTAAATCCACATTGGTCTTGCAATCCACCAGTTACATTAACAATGATTGGTGTTCCAGTCATTATTGATTCTGCGGTTGTTAATCCAAATCCTTCATTACCAGCAATGTTAATAGTAACATCCGAAATATTATATAAATAATTTAATTCTTTTTGATTTAACCTATCACTTGAAAATTTAATATCACAATCAGGTGCAATTGTTTCTGCAACTTTAATTAAATCAGTACCATTTTGGTCAATTGGTGCAGTATGCATTACCAAACAAACTCGCTTCTTATCCGATTCTGGAAGAGTATCTACAAATTTAGAAAATGCCCAAATAACATCTGATGGTTGTTTACGCTTAATGTTTCGATTCATCCAAAATAAAACAAATTTATAATTTTTGTCACCGAGTACAGCGTTTCTAAAATCATCAGGTACAATAGTTGGTTTATATAAATCTGGATTAATACCATGGGGTACATAACTAATTTGCCAATCCTCAAGTGGTTTAATTGTTTCTGATTCAATCTTACCAACACGATTAACGATACCATAAGTTTGTTTTGAAATACATCCTAACCAATCACACGATTCATAATAATCACGATTGTATTTTGGGTCGGGTAAATCATCCCAAATGTGGTAGAAAAGAATTGGAACATTCTGTCTTAATTCAGCCTCCATCTCATATAACCATCTCCAATAACGAGGGTCAGTAAAGTGTAGGATTGCATCGGGTTGGTGTCTCATGATTAGTTCACGAAGAATGTTTGCATCTCCATAACCAGTCCAAGGAATGATTTTAAGAGAAGCATCTGCTACTCCACTAATTTTACGAGCATCTTCACCCAAATCAATTTCTTTACCTTTTTCGGGATGATTAACCGCTGCTCCTAATTGTACCCAATCATAATATTTGAATGTACCAAATACTAATTCTTTAGATACGGTTGCAATGCCTGATGACATTCTTAAATCATCCGATAATAAAAGAATCTTTTTCTTTTTTATTTCCGCCATTTATTTATGATTTTTTAAAATTGAGAACCACTTGATTGTAGTTCCGTGTAATTATTTATTTCGTTTCTAAAATCCTCGTCTTCTATGTACTTGTTCACAGAACGATTTACTAATTTTTGCAGTGTGATATTTGAATCAAACGAAATTCTTTTAAACTTTGAGTAAAGGTCTTTTACTATCTTTACTGTGGTTAATTTTGTATTTACCATAACTATCCTTTTTGTATTTTATATAAATATATATATAAATTTAAAAAAAAATAATTATTTCCAAACTGAACAAAGTTTTCGTTCTTTAAATTCACACCAATCACATGATTTACCTTTGTTGGGTGGAAAGTGTTCTTGAATAACATTTCCATCATCATCAAAAACAGAATCAACAAAGTTCATAAAACCATTCCAAGCTGAATTTACTGAGGGTTTACCATTAGCAGGAACGAATTTTGAAATTCTTGGAATTGGAAAATCCATCCCTTCTGATATTTTTCTTTTGAGAATCTGGTATTCTACTTTAATTTTATCTAACGGTATATCATATTTTTCAGAATAAAACTTTTTATAAAGTAACATCTGAGAGGTTTTTACTTTATCATTCTTTTGGTACTTATTCCATCCTCTTGTTGATGTTTTTAAGTCAATAATAATGATTTCACCACTTGATACATCTTTTAAAACAATATCAATGAAACCGATAAAGTGTACACCTTCTTTGATTTTAGCGTTGAGTGGCATTTCTATTGCTACCAATTCAAACCCACTCTTTGAATATAGATTATCTAATTTTTTTGTAAAGTATGATAGAATTTCTCTACCATCTTCAAAGAACTCACCTAACTCTTCTTTGGTACATGGATACATACCATCTTCCATTTTCTCGTTTTCTTTGGTGAAATGTTCTACAAGTTTATCTTTTAACATCCCTTCAAGATTCAAGGTCAATGCTTGTTTCTTTGAAACATTATACATCACATCTAAAAAGTGTTGTATTGTTTCGTGCATCGAACTACCGAAAATCGTATGAATGTTGGCTGAACTTGTTCCTAATTTATCAATATAGTTTAACTTGTATTGTTGTTGACAAGCCGTGTACATACCATACTGAGAATAACTTACTTTCGTCATTGTATCTTATTTATATTACAAATATACGAAAAAAGTTTGGTATTTCCAAACTTTTATACTTTTAATTTTAATTTTGTTATTTGTTTTGTATCTACTCCGTACAACTCACAAATATATTTAATATTCTCACGTCCTTCTCGTGTGGAATATAAAATTTCACAATACTCTTCTGCTTGATTTTTAGAACATTGAAAATCTTGTTTAATTAAATCAATTAACCAACTTTCATATTTTTCCTCTCCCTTACCTTTTGTATATTTTAAATAATATTTCCCTTTTGGAATTAATCCAATTAAAACAAGGTATAGTTGTTCGGGGTCTAAAGTCTGAGTATATGGTTGTATTTCAGAAAGAACTTCAATCCAATCCGGATTCATCGAAAGAAATCGATGTATCATATAATTTGACCAAGTTTTTTTATCGGAATCTTCTAATGTTTTCCAATAATCGATTTTTTGGTCTTGTGTAATTGCCGTTAAATGATTGAATAATGTTTTTGTTGCCATTATTTTTTAGTTTGAAATTCTTTAGGTAATAACTCTTCACATAATTCACCACAATCACCACACAAATAAACTTGTACGGGTATTAAAAGGTCTTGTGGAGTTCCTGCAGCAATCTTTGGAACTTTTAGAAACTTATTACCATCGATAAATATAGAACCACCACATTCTTTACAAGTGATTTCTTTTGCTTGTGATAAATCTATTTTTGGTTGTTGGGGTTGTTGGTTTTTATTACCTATCAATTGTGCCATAACTTTTTTTTATTTAATCAAACCATTGTGAACGGTGTGTTTTTACATTTTTAACACCGGTATTTTTTAATACTTCATTTTTCTTTTCAATCCATTCTTGATGAACTTCTTTATCAAAACCAATTTCTTCGTTTTGTTTACCCATTTTATTTAACTTTTTCAAATCATCATCGGTTAATGATTTACCTTGTTCAACAGCATCTAAAGATGCATATTTTTTTAAATGATATGTATCTAAAGGTTTTGTAAACTTTTTTAGATAATCGGATTTACCATCAAGATATTCTAAAAATGAATCAAAATCGGTTTCACCTAGTTTATCTAATTCTTCTTCAGTTAGTTGATTTTCGGGGTCAAATTTCATATTTTATATATTTTAGATGTAACAAATATACGAAAAATTTCTTAGAAATCAAAGTAAATTATTTAAAACTTCTGTTACTATTTCAGATTTGTTACCATATTTACTAAATATTTCCTTACCATCTCTAAAAGCAACTACCATGGGTATGTTTGTTAAGTCTACCAAACTTCTACTTTTTGGTAGATTATCTGGGTTAACTAGTATAAATGGTATATTGGTATGTTCCTTGGAAACTCTATCAAACTCTGGTTTTAAAATATCACAATTGCCACACCAATCAGTTCCAAACATAACCATTAGTTTTGATTGTGAGTTAATAATGTATTCCAAAGAATCAGTTTCCAATTTTATCATAATATTCCAACAATTTGAATTATACAACTCATAAAAGTAATCTCTTTATCCACCACTAATGCATCTTTATGTTGAGATTCTGAAAGGATAAGAATAATATTTGATGTGTTAGCACCACCGTATGTATCAACTTTTTCGTATAAAAAGGAATACATTTCAGTAAAATCTTGAACTCTTGAATCAGCAATTGCCTGTCTAATATTTTTCCACTTGTTTCTCTTATCATCGTTTGATTTTAGAATCTCAACAATTTTTGATTTAATATCAGAATCAATTACAGAACTTGTATCAAGTTTTAATTTTCCCTTAGAAGAATTTAACTGACAAGTGTTGATAATCTTTCTAATATCTGGATACGAACTATCGATTATAGGTACAAGGTCTTTCGGTTCGAAAGATACTTCTTCTTTACCCAATATTTTTGAAATTTGTACCGCAACATCTTTTTTGGTTGGTGGTACGATTTGGAAAGTTTGACATCTACTTTGGATTGGGTC